TAGCACAAACACCTGGTATGCTATCAGGGTTACAAGGTAGTTTACGTAATACAATAACAGAAAACAATCCAAATACAGCAGTCCAACGAGCATTAGAACAATTTACTTCATCGATGAATGTACCAGCTACAGTAAGTGCCGCATCAAGTCCAAGCCCGGTTAACGGAACTATTATTGAAAGCAAGACCACTTCCGACCTTCATGAAGCTTTAGAAAAGTTAAATACTAAGATGGAAAAACTTATAACCGCGGTCGAAGACGGCAGTAACGCAAACGTAAAGGCTGTTAAAAGCAGAGGCAACTTAATTGCCTAAGGATAATAAATGAGTTGGAAAAAATATTTTACACCGGTTCCTATTAACAACGGAACAAGCCTTAGTCCAATTAACGGAATTTCCCAATCTAAAGCCGGCCCTGCAAAAACAAATTATTCTAGTTTTCTTCCTGATGTTTACACAGGAAGTCCAAACCGTGTTGACCGTTATCAGCAGTATGAAGTTATGGACAGCGATCCAGAAGTTAACGCTGCATTAGACATTCTTGCAGAATTTTGTACACAAAAATTAAAAGACGGTAAAACACCATTCACCGCTCAATGGCGTCATAAAGCCACTAACAGCGAAGTTAGAATCCTTGCAGAGTACTTGCAACAATGGTGTAAGTTAAACAAATTTGATACTCGTATTTTCCGTATTATGCGTAATACTTTCAAGTATGGTGACGCATTTTTTATTAGAGATCCAGAAACACAAAAGTGGCATTACATTGATCCAAGCAAGATTACAAAGATAATTGTCAATGAAAGTGAAGGTAAAGAACCTGAACAATATGTTGTTAAAGATCTTGCTCCTAATTTTATGGACTTGGTAGTAACACAAATTACGCCTAACATTAACCCAAGACAGGGTTCCGGCGGCCTAACTGGATCAGCAGGTTATCTTGGTGCAGGTCAGGCAAGTAAAGGTGCTCAAAGTCCTTATGCAGGTATGGGCAGTAGTCGTTTTGGTACTACTGAAACAGAGTACACTATTGGCGCAGAACACGTTATTCATCTAAGTTTATCAGAAGGATTAGACAACAATTTTCCATTTGGTAACAGTTTACTAGAAAATATTTTTAAAGTCTACAAGCAAAAAGAATTACTTGAAGACGCTATCTTAATCTATCGCATACAACGTGCTCCAGAGCGCAGAGTATTTCACATTGACGTTGGCAATATGCCAAGTCATATGGCTATGGCATTCGTAGAGCGTGTCAAAAATGAGATTCATCAACGCCGTATTCCAAGCCAAACAGGTGGCGGACAGAACGTTATTGACTCAGCATACAACCCATTAAGCATCAATGAAGACTACTTCTTTCCGCAAACAGCAGAAGGTCGTGGAAGTAAAGTTGAAACATTGCCTGGCGGTACTAACCTAGGCGAAATTGACGATTTAAAATACTTTACAAACATATTCCGTGGTTTACGTATACCAAGTAGCTATTTGCCAACAGGTGCAGACGACTCGCAAGCATCATATAATGACGGGCGAGTGGGTACAGCGTACATTCAAGAACTGCGTTTTAACAAGTATTGCGAACGTTTACAATCACTAGTAACTGCTGTTTTTGATGAAGAATTTAAACTTTACATGCATGGCAAAGGCGTTAATATTGACGCAAATCTATTTGAATTAAAGTTTAATCCACCTTTAAACTTTGCAAGTACACGACAAAGTGCATTGGATAGCGAACGTATTAATACATTTAATACCATACAAGCAGTACCATTTATGAGCAAACGATTTGCAATGAAACGATTCTTAGGAATGAACGAAGAAGAGATTGCAGAAAACGAACGACTATGGGGCGAAGAACAAGGAAAAGGACAACCTACCTTTACTGATGCCGCAGGCGAATTACGCTCAGCAGGACTTAGTGCCGCAGGCATTGAAGGTGATTTAGGTGCGGCTGCTGACTTATCCGGACCAGAAGATATGGAAGGCGACTTAGGAGGAGAGGAGCCAATGGGAGCTTCAATGCCTGTAGCTGGAGCACCTGCATCTAGTCCAAGTGCATAAATATTAATATGATTTTACGCGAATTGTTTTATATTGATCCTGATACACGACGTCAAGCTAACGACCTACGTTACGATGCTGACCGTGATACTGCCACTCTGCATAGGGATGACACTCGTAAAACACGTTTAACGTTACGCCAAATAAATGGACTACGTAAATCAAGCGAAGCACATATTTTAGAGCAAGAACGCGAACTAGATTTTATTAACACAATGTATATGAATCCAGCGCAACCTGCTGCATAAATACTTTTTGAAACTAAAAATTGTCAAAACTGACTGTTTTTAGTGCATTTCCATACCGTTTTTAATATAAAGTGTAAATATAATACAGCCTTGTCATCAATACAGGAGAATACAACATGACTGACCGCAATCAATTTGAAGCCATGCTTGAGGCCTTGATCAATGAAGATCAAGAAACAGCAAAAGAAATTTTTCACAATATCGTAGTAGCAAAATCTCGTGAAATTTACGAAGAATTGCTATCTGAAGACTTTGATTTAGAAGAAGCTTCTAAAGACGAAGACGACAATAAAAACAAAGAAGACAAAGACGACCGTTCAGACGAAGCCTTTGGTGCTGACGACAGCGAAGAACCAGCTGACGACAGCGAAGAACCAGCTGACGACAGCGAAGATGACGAAGATGATGTCGGTGGCGATGCTACAGACGACATGATTGGTGACGTTACAGACGGTGAAGAAGACGAAGGTAGTGATCTTTCTGATGAAGAACAAACAGATCGTATTATGGATCTAGAAGATGCACTAGAAGAACTAAAAGCAGAATTTGAACAACTAATGGCCGGAGAAGAAGGCGAACCAGAAATGGATGCTGACAGTATGGGCATGGATGCTGAACCAGCAATGGACGGCGGAATGGGCGACGAACCAGCAATGGGCGACGAACCAGACGAGCTACAAAAGTTCATGGAATATGTTGACAAAGTAGCACTTCCAAAGCACGGCGATAATGGCGCAAATACTCGTTCGGCAGTAGCTGGTAAGAACGATATGGGCGGCACAACTGCTAACATTGCTAAGTCATTCTCAACAGAAAAAGGCGGCACCCAAGGCGGTTTGGCAGCTCCAAATCCAAAAGTTGATGATGCAGGTAACATCAACAAGCCAGGTGGCAACGCAGGCAAGACAGCTTTCAAGAAGAAAGAACCTGGTCACGGTGCTGAGAAGAAAGGTGCAGGCGAAAGTGCTGATATTAAATCATCATTGATCGGCTCACGTAAGTAATTAAACGAGACTATTAAAAATATGTCTTTATACCTCCGAGAGAATCTCAGTTTCAACGAAGCAAAAATGGTCGTTGAATCTGATGACAAAGATGGGAAAAACTTATACATGTCTGGGATTTGTATCCAAGGCGGTATACGCAACGCTAACCAGCGTGTTTACCCTGTTAATGAGATTGGCAAGGCTGTCAAAACCCTAAACGATCAGATTCAAAACGGCTATTCAGTTCTCGGAGAAGTGGATCATCCAGATGATCTAAAAATTAACCTGGACCGTGTATCGCACATGATTACTAATATGTGGATGGACGGTCCAAATGGTTACGGGAAGTTGAAAATACTTCCTACCCCTATGGGACAACTAATTAAAACAATGCTGGAAAGCGGAGTTAAATTAGGAGTTAGTTCGCGCGGATCCGGAAACGTCAAAGATGACGGATCCGGTGAAGTATCAGATTTTGAGATTATCACAGTAGATATGGTAGCTCAACCTAGTGCTCCTGGAGCATATCCTACACCAATTTATGAACACCTGATGAACAGTCGCGGTGGTTTTAATGCCTTACGCATAGCGCAAGAGGTGAAAGGTGATCCTAAAGCACAACAATATCTCAAAGAGAGCTTATTGAATATAATAAGCAGACTCCAATAAAAGGAGAATCACATGTTGGATGCACTAAAACAATTATTTGAAAACAACGTGATTTCTGAAGAGATCAAGGCATCAATTGAAGCCGCTTGGGACGCTCGTATCAACGAGAATAAAGAACAAGTAGCGCAACAATTACGCGAAGAGTTTGCTCAGAAATATGAGCACGACAAGCAAACAATGGTAGAAGCTGTTGATCGTATGATTACAGACCATCTAACACAAGAGCTTGTTGAATTTGCCGATGACCGTAAGCAATTATCCGAAATGAAAGTCAAGTACGCACAAAAAATGAAAGCAGACACTGCTGTTATGAAGGAATTTGTAACACGCCAGTTGGCTTCTGAAGTTGCTGAGCTACATGAAGATCAAGTCGTTATGGCTAACAAATTTGGTAAATTAGAACAATTCGTTGTAGAAGCTTTGGCTGAAGAAATCGCAGAGTTTTACAAAGATAAACAGGACCTAGCAGAAACGAAAGTTCGCTTAGTTCGTGAAGGACGTGAACAACTCGGAAAGGTAAAACAACAATTTGTTACCCGTGCCGCTAAGATGGTCGAAGGTGTTGTAACACAAGGTTTAAAAACTGAAATTACATCACTGAAAGAAGACATCGAAGCAGCTCGTCGTGCAGATTTTGGTCGCAAGTTATTCGAAGCTTTTGCTCAAGAATATCAAGCAAGTTATCTAAACGAGAAATCAGAAACTGCAAAATTACTCAAAGTCATAGACATGAAGACTGTCGCTGTTCAAGAAGCCTCTAAGGTTATTGAGCAGGCTCAGACTATCGTAGAAAGTAAAGAAGCAGAAATTGCAGCTTTGAAAGAAGCGCAAACACGCAAAGAAATCATGAGTGAGTTACTTGCTCCATTAAATTCGGAACAACGTGATATCATGGGTGAGTTAATGGAGAGTGTGAAAACTTCAAAACTGAATGAAAGTTTTGAAAAGTATCTACCAGCTGTAATAGCTGGGAAAGCTCCGCAGAAGAAACAGGCACTTGTAGAGGCTAAAGAAATTACAGGAAACAAAGTTTCCAACAGCAATCGTAGCAGCGAGAACGACAATAACATTATTGACATTCGTCGCCTTGCTGGACTAAAAATTTAAGGAGAAATTTAAATGTCAGAACTACTAAATGGCCGTTGGGCAGAGACTAAGGAAGCTCTTTTAGAAGGCCTACAAGGCACTAAAAAATCAGTAATGGGCGTGACTCTAGAAAATACTAAAAAGTATCTTCAAGAATCTGCTACAGCTGGTGCCACTTC